AAGCACATTGGCATGCAGATCTATTCCATGCAGCGCAGCTATGAGCAAATGGTTCAATGGGAAAAAGAAAATGACATAGAGCATTCCACCATTGTTAAGCTTCGTTTTGATATAGAGCCTAAGCGCTGGGACAAAAGAGAATTTTTTCTTTCCGAAGACCCTCGCTTTGCTCGTTTGCTCATTGCCTCTAACGAAGCAGTGCATAAGCATCCAGGAGGCGGAGGAGGCTGTTTAGCTTGCTGCGAGCAGCATCGTAAATGGTGGGAACAGGGCTGGCGAGATAAAAGAAGCGAGGGGCCAGAGCCCGAAGATGAATTATGGCAGCATGAAGGGGCTCATGGCAACGACATTTGCGACCTTTATGCCATTGGCAATCGTTTGACAATGGAAAGGTATATGACAGTGTATAGCCGAGCAACAAAGCTCTATTCGCCAGAATTGTTTGAGAGCACCTTTAATTTTGTGAAAACCATTCTCAAAAAGCCTTTCAGCGCTTGCAGCGTGGATGATCGTGATTTGCGTTTGGCATTGCGCAACAAAGACATGGAAGATCATCGCCTTGCCTGCTTCTATCCCGAACGTCTTCAGAGGCTCAATTTAGAAGGCTTTAGCGTGCTGCATGCCGCTTCAATGTTTTACAGAGACTAATCCGTTAAGTATTTCTCAACAAAATCTTTGCTGATCAAAAAGGGGCCAAACAGGAGATCAAGCTGCTCTAGTTCTTCTTCGTCTTCCATCATTTCTTCGCAAAGCCAGCAATGTACAAGAGTGAGAATTCTGTCCGTAGCTTCTAGCGAATCAATTTTCCCTTCTAGTGTCTCTTCCACTACTGACGAGCATTGCTCATAAATATCTTTCGTAACAGTTTTCCTGCCATTGGCTTCTTCCATGGCGGCGTAATAACCAAAAGCAGCGGCAGTGGCTTTATCGGCGCACCATTCAAAACCAGCAAAGCGCTTCTTCAGCTCAGAAAGGGAAGGTTCAGACATTTCAGGACACAGGGCGTATTTAGTGGCGAGGCGACAAAGCTCCTCAAGAGAATAAGTCATTACCAGTCAGGGTAAAAAGAAGACAAGCTTTCTTCCCCATGATCAATGGAAAAGGAAAGAAGGTCAAATTGATAACCATCGTACCTTGGAAAGCTGGTTTTGTAAAAGCTGGCTTTGGGCAGTTGCATGAGCTTCTCAAACACTGCTAGCACTTTGTTCTTATAGCGCCTGCTGGGCGTGTGGATGCGCCATACGGAACGTACTTCCGAAACCGTTTCAAAGGGGTCGTGGTAGCTCATGGCTTCTCAGGCAAGCTTCAGCATAGCCGCTTTGTTCCCAATTGAATTGTTAAGAAATTCTTTAATTTTTAAGCTTCATTGCCCAAAACCCTAGTAAAACCGTCGCAGAAGACCCACAGGCCGATATATGATAGGCATAGGCGCAGCAGCCGCCTGAAATAGTTAACGATGGTTGTTAACGCTGCAAGGAAGGTCGCCTCGCGAAGGAAGCCCCCAAGGCGATTGTTTCAAGCGACCTTCCTCCTGGCCCTCTCGAAAAGCTTTCACAAGCTCCCTTCGCAGAGGCCCGATACGCGCAGAAGCCCCCAAGGCGATTGTTCCAAGGGCCTCTTCTAACAACCATCTCCTAAACGACTTTCTTCTTCTGCTTAAATGCTCGTAAATAGCCTCGAGCCGCTGAAAGTGTGCGCAGCAGCAATAGAAAAATAAAAATTAAGCAATAATTTATGCCATAACGGCATTACTAAGAAAAATCTATGGGAAAGGCATTAATCTACGCCGCTTTGGGCGGCTTCTTCTCGTAAGCCTTTCCTTGGTACGAACAATCTTAATGCGCTCACTCCAATGCATTGCAGACTAGATCGTTCGCGCAGTGCGCACTAGCTTTACAAGCACGTGCGTAAATTGTTGGGGTGGGTGTAAATATTGGGCAGAAAAAGTCGTTTGAAAATATCCCGTCATCAATTTTGGGATACCCCGCACCCCCGTAAAATATTTTGCCGTGCTACTGCGCTGCAGTCAATCTACCACCAATCCGCCGCTAATTCTGTAGCCGTTGATACCGTTTTATAGTTTGTGATAATTAAAAATTTTAATTCCGACGTCAAATGTCGAGATTAACTCTCCATTCAGATAATAAAAAGACCCCACCTATCGGCAGGGTCTACGGTCGACCATCAACCTAAGGGCCATGGAAGCCCCCTAGACAGGCTTAAGGGCAGCCGTCATGCCATGGCCGTCAAGACAGAACGCGTCGCGCTCTGCTGCGCTGTATGCAATGCCGTGGGGGAGCTTAAACCGCAACCCTACGATATGGTAACCGCTAGGGTCGGCCGGCCGATAATCAGTAAGGTCACCATCAACCACGTTGAAACTACGGTTCGCTATGTATGCGACCGGGGGCAAAGGCTGACCCTTTTTGATTGCAAAGGCTGCAGCAACGTTAACGCCAGAAGCTAACGCGCTAGCTACGATCTTATGATTGGCAACGTTATCGGCGCCATCGTAGCTAACAGTAAGGTGATAGCCCAAGCGCTTACATTCTGCCCAGTTACGTTTAATTTTAGTGTAATCATAGAAAGTAACATCTTCCCCGGTAACGCTGCGCATGAAATTAAAAATTTCAAAGATGTTACGCTGACCAACTGGTAGCACAGCCCCAAACTTAACGCGACAGAACCTAGCAAACTCATTATCGATCGTAAAGTCTATTTCCTCCCATGGGATGTCACTGGTTCCATTGAGCCTAAGCGCAATAGGCTCGTTAGCGTGTTTGTTAATTTTTTCCAAGATCGCGCAAAGTAGCAACAACATAAAAATCCTTTTATTGGCCGCAAATGCTACGGTTCGGCGAATTCTTGCTGTTTGTTTGTTTGTCATGTACACCGGGTTGCCTGCAAAGTGCAAGCAAACTTTGCGGCAGTTACCGGCGCCAGTGCAAACGTTAATCACGCCGGATGTATCAGCGGGCGTCAGATGCAGGATGTAGGTTTGAACTTTGCTTTTTTCAGTTTTAGGATTGACTGACAATAAAGCTTTATAGTCTATGCCATGGGCCTTTGCAAAGTTTGCAATATCGGCAGGAAACTTAGCGCGGGTGTTGATAGTGGCAAGCATGGTTTTGGAGAGAATAAAGAATAGGAAATAAAGAATAAAGAATCAGCGGCCGTTAATCTGCAGCAAACAGGCGTCAGTGCTAGCGCCACTAGCACGGCAGGAGAGGAAGCGGCGCTGGTCTTCAACGGCCAGGGACGCCGCAACGGTGGCCAGCAGAGCGCCGCCGAACAGCGCCGCGAGCCGGCAGGAGAGGGAGAGGGAGTGAATCACGGGATGGATTGCAAGTGAACAGCGGCCGATCGCTCAGCCGCTGACGGAAGCATAAGGACTGGCATCTTGCAACGCATCCCCATGGTGTGACGGTTTGAAAGGTGGCCACCAATCCGCGCCGTTGTGTTGACACCACGGGGCCCCATAGGGTACCTGCAGCGATCACACCTGGCGCGATGGATGCCGCCCATACCATGAGACCCGCGAGACTGAGCCCGATTGTCGCATCCTGTAACCCACAATTGTCGATCGGCAAACCGGGGATCAGTCCGGCCAGAATCCGCCATTCCCCACTAGGAAACCGGACAATAAAGGCCCCTATTGTCGATCGGCGAACCGTACTGATTAGGATGCCTGATTCTATAAGGGATGCTGATGGATCGGCCAGGAACGATCAGGATGCCCTATATGATCAGGAATGTTGATGGTTCGGCTTGGAACGATCAGGATGCCTTATCGGATAAGCGATGCTGATCAGTCGAGCCAGAATCATAAGCGGAGCTTATATGATAAGCGCAGCTTATGGATCGGCCCGGAATGACAAGCTCAGCTTATATTAGTACAAACGTACTATTTATGCGTCTATGCGTGCCAGGTCATAAAAAACAAAAAGAGCATAATACAACCTTAGCCGGTAGTAATTTTTTACTATACAACCCTAGCCGGTAGTAATTTTTTACTATACGAAGCTAGCCGGTAATTAAGAGTTTAATTCCCTTTCGATTAGCCTATCAATAAAGACTGAAGACGATCGCTGTTTCATGGCAACAAGCAAGTCTGCATCCTGAGTCTTCCACCTCCTGAATCGACAAATGTCATGAATTCCCTGTATGCTCATGTTGTGCTCACTAGCAAGGCTGGATAACGATTTGCCATCAATAAAGTCTTTTCGTATTTGACGAACTTCAATAGAGTTTAATTTTGCGACGGGGGAATTCTCCCCTATTGATTGGTTGAGGCCATTTGTCCAGGCATGTCGAACGTTTTCTTCACAAGTCACCCATTCCAAGTTTGCCACATTATTGTTACATTTATCACCATCTTTATGGTTAATACAATACTGTCCTTTTTTTGAGCCAATAGGTCCGGGAGGTAATTCAAGCCACGTACGCCCCATCATGCGATGCACAGCTATGGTTCGATTTTTGCCATCATTGCAGCGCAATAAAAGCCATGGATAGGGATGCTTCTCGTCCCGTTGCTGACTCATCAATTTTGCTATTGCAATGCTCCAAACATCACCGTTTTCATTAATAAAATAGCGCCCGCCATACCCTGGGACCTCCTTGAATCCCTTGGGCACGCTGCTATGCTTGTCTGTAGCCATGGCCAAACCGTCCTTTTGGTAGTGGTTAGAAACGGCGCGGGACTGGCATCTCGCGTCGTTTTGCCATGCTAACGCATAATCACCAGCCTTCGTGTTTCTGAGCCGCCGTGATGGCGGCTTCTTCGTCTCTATACGGCCCTCCCACATCATCCCCATCGTCTTCATACCAGTACCAGCCTTCCACAAGCTCAGTGCCTTTGCAGCAAGCTTCAGTGAAATAGTCAATGAGAATCATTCAAAGTCTCCAACAATATAATCAAAAGGGCCGTCGCCACCATGGCCAATGCAATGGCCAGGATATAAGGCATGCCTGGCAAGCCCACAAGGGCCAATCGTAGCGTGATTGTCTGCTAACCATTTCTTGTCGAAAAGCTTTTCTGGCTGTCCTTTCCTGTCCCAAACAATGGAAAAGAAAAGAGCAGGATCAATGGCATCACCATATTCATTTTTAATTTCATAGTATTCTTCTTCTGTTTTGTAATGAATGTAGCTCCATAAAGTGGCCCAATTGTCTAAACCAAGCTCAGGATATACGTGCAAGCCAAAGCACCAGCCCGTAGAACTCTTACCGAGGTGTAGGGGCTTTTCTGGTTCCTTGCCGCAATGCTCGCAAGCAGGAGCATGCAAGAAATAGTTAGTGCCCATTATTTCACTTCCTCCACAAGCTTGTTCCACATCCATTGCTCCTTCGTATCAGGGCGCATCAGCTCGTAGCCTTCGTGGTCGACAATGCTATCACCAGCGCTGTCCACATGCCCTTCCATAGAAAGCCTCCAGAGGCCCTTGCAAGAGCCTTCTGCATCAAAGATGGCAATGGTATCTTCCCGGTCTCCCATGGCCAGTCTGGTGTGGAACAGAAGCTCTTTAAGGCTCGTTGCTTGGTAGCAGCCCTTCGTTGCAGAGAAGTAGGGGCCATTGTCTTGAAAGGTGCGGACGGTCGCTCTTGCCTTGGGGCGCATAGTGGTTTTCATGGTTCAGAAAGGTTCGTAAAGGGGCTCGTAGTCTTCTTCATCGCTTGGCAGTGTCTTGATGATGAACGAGGTGCCAGCGGCTTCGTAGATGGTCTTTAGCTGATCACGCTCTTCAATGGTGAGAGCATAATCTTCATAGCCATCTTCAGAAGCAAAATAAAACACTGAACGAATCATTGGTCTTCTCCGATAATGCAAAAATCAGGATCGTTTGTTTTCTTTATCCATCGACATTGATTGAACTGCGGCAGCACGATGAATAGCTTGTCATGGTGATCTTGTTCAACAATGGCAGTGGTGATGGTGGTGCCAATGCGGCTACGGCCTCTGTTGCTGATGGCCAGGATGTTGATTGCGTCTTGCATGGTGAAGCTGCTTCAGAAGGGCTTGTCTGCGGGCTCTAGCGGCCCTGAGGGCTTGCGGCTTAAGCCTCCGCTTGGGAGGCTTGCCGCTGTTGTGCTGGTGATTAGGCACCTGCATGATTGAACACTGGTCGTATCCAGTGGCGATTGGCCGGGAAACACTGCTGCATTTCCTTTTGCCAGAGCAGGGCTTCTTCATGGTCTGGGCCAGTGAAGCCACACTGGCGAATGGCCCCATCGGGGGTTTGTTCAAAGAGCCGGAAGAGAGCGACGGTTTGCATGATCTTGAGAACGGGGTAGTGAGCCTCTCGGCCCGTTGAAAGAACAATAGAGCAGGAGAGGCCCCTGGGAAGGGGCCTGTAACAATGCTTAACAATCAAAGCTGAACTGCGCGATCTCCAAATTCTTTGTTGAGCATCGCCTGAAAAGCAGCCTTGCCGCCGTTCTCCCATCGCTTGTCCATTTCCGCTTTGATGAAAGGCAGAGCTGCTGCACAGCCTTCGTCAAAGCTGGAACGCTGGAGGGCAATGGAATGAGCGTTATCGAGGGCGTAGTCGGCCAGTTTGGTCAGGTCGCCCCAGAGAGGACAGGTCATGATCTTGAGAGTGGTGGAAGCTCGCGCCTCCGAACAAAGGAACAATAGAGCAAAAGGGGGCTGTTGCCAGCCCCTGAATCATCACTGTTGCTTATCTTTGCAATCAGGCCTTCCAGGAACCCAGTCCATCGGCGGCAAAGTCAATCAAGCGCTCACAGCTTTTTGCGCCAATTGAAGCAGTGCCAATCACCCAGCGCATTTCCTTCTCGCCATAGCTATCAAAAATTAGCTCAAGATACTGGCGAATTATTGGCACACCATCAAACAGTTCTCGCTGTTCATGCACAAATAGCAAATGCAAGCTTCGTGCAAATTCTATAAAAGCAGTTGCGAGAGACGCTTTTGTTGTCAAAATGCTGAGATCTGGAGGAAGTTTTTTGTAGATTACCGCAGGATGAAAACTCAAAGGGCAATCATTTTCATCGCACGGCCAGAGACCGCGAACTACCAAATCGGCATCAAGCAGTTTTGGACTTGAGAATACTGAGGCCATGATTGAGATAAGCAATTTGGATCAAGCAATTTTAATCAGCGCCGCTGATCACAAATGCCAGCGAGCATCTCGCCCACGTAGGCATGAGCAGCGCGAAGCTGGTCAAAGGCGTCGTCGCGCTCAGCACGAGCCTGGTAGTAAGCGCCAGGGGCCTGCGGATAAAAATCTCTTCCGTTCAGTTCCGCCTTCGCCAGGGCGTCAATGGCCTTGTCAATGGCATCGTAAGCAGCGGCATAACCATCGCGCAGGTCGGTGAAGCCAGTGCCGTTGAGATGGACAGTAGGAACGGTTGCCATGGGAGGAAAGGAAAGGGCGTCGCCGCCGAACAAAGGAACAATACAGGCAAAAGGGGCCGAAGCCCCTGCTTGTCACAAAGCTTCACAAACGGCGTCGATCAGTTTCTTCTGCGCCACTCGCTTACCATTGACTTTCCAGAGCGTGGTGCTGCTCCAGCGACCACGGCCCATGCACCGAGGCACAATCCAGCAGCTTATTTCCTTCCCATTGAACTCTCCAGAGGCAAAGCCTCCGCCGCTACTTCCATTTTTGCAGCTTTGAGAGAATGCTTGGTCGTAAAGCTTGCCGGTGAAAACAGTGGCGTCAGAAACAAGAAATAGAGCGTCCATGATGATCAACCGTTGATGATGTTGTTGAAATACTGTTCAGCTTCCCACTTGTTGTTAAAAATGGCATAGCTGGTATAGTGGAGCTGAAGGTCAGTAATGCGCTCCCATCCATAAGCTTCCCATTTGCAGCAGCCATTGGCGAGCATGATGCTTCTGACGCCATAGCCAGAGTTCTGGGCTTGGCGGTCGGCTTCTAAGCGAGCCTCGTAAGAGGGATAATGCTTCATGATTCTGAGGAATGGCGGACCTCGCGGCCCGTTGCAAGTAATGTACAGGCAAGAGGGGCCTGGTCAGCCCCTCCGTAACAATTGTTTACAAACGGTTTGGGCTCTGCGTGCCCTGCACCACCATGAACGTTTTGGTGATAAACACGGCCTTGAGGCTTCTGGCTTGTCGTTCTAGGGCTTGCCTGTCAGGGTTGGAATCGAGCATGGCCCATGCCGTGCCCGACAGCGCCCAAAGGCTCCAAACGTTGTCGCGATCAAGAACTGCCATGGTCAGAACACCAGCTCCTTTCCATTGCTTTTGATGCTCACCACACGCTCGCAATCAAACGAGCGCCAAGCGCCTTGGCCTTCGTTGCGGGCAATGGTAAAGTCGCGGCAGCGAACGATGCCGGGCTTCTTCAGAGCATGGCCAGTGCCTTTGATCTCACAAGAGTCGAGGGGGTTGAACTGCAGTTTGCGCAGGGTGCCATCAGCCTTGATGAACTGCACGGAGACGATTGCTGCGCCTGCGTCGCGAATGAAAGCTTTGATGGAAGCGGTTTTGTCCATGGGAGGGAAGATGAATGGTGAGGCTCGCGCCCCGTTGAAACTATGATTGCCCATCGAGAGCCTTTTGGGAAGCCCTTTGCCTATTAGCGTTGCTTATGGTGTAACTGTACTAGGGGCATGCGTGAGCCTGCAGTAGCGTTCGGGGTGGAGTGCCATGCACTTGCGGAGGGCGGTGAGGTCGTCTTGCTGCTGCACGGGTAGCGTGGCCAAGGCCAGCAGGCTTGCGAGCGTGAGCAGCGGCAGCATGATGCTTTGCATGGTTAAGAGGCGATGCTTGCGCACGATAACGAGCGAGCCGGATCTCGCAAGAGCTCAGTTGCTTTTCGTTACGAAGCTGGCTAGGCCCAAAGAAAAAGGCGCTCCATGCGAAGCGCCCTTGGTTTCCTCCATTGTCCCTTAGGCCACCTTGGTGCCTACACCACCTGATAACAGACCGTTGCCAGGCCGCTACCAGGGTGAGCGATGCGAGCAAAAGCGCCATAGCTCAGGTCGAGAATCCTACCACCGTACCAAGGGCCTCTATCAGTCACCTTGACGATTACGCTCCGACCATTGCGCACCACTCTCAAGCGGGTGCCAAGCGGAAGCGATGGGTGGGCAGTGATCATGGCTTGCGGGTTCATTGGTTGACCATTGGCCATTGTCTGGCCTGCAAAGCCGTCACCGTGACCGTAGAAGCTGGCTTCGCCGCAGCGAGACTTAGCCTCCGCAGCAGCAGGCACCAAAGCGCCCAAAGCAACGGAAGCTGAAAGAAGAAAACGAAAAAGCATCAGGAAAGAAAAAGAAGAAGTGAGACTACGGAGGGTCGCCCCTGCCAAGGTTTACCGTATCACAATTGTGAGGCTTGCTGCCGTGGCTGGTAGTGGTGCTATGATTTGCAAGCTTGAGTTGGTCCTGGCCGAAAGGCCCGTCGCTGACGCCGCAAGGGTGGACGCTGCTGAGCACTCTGGACTTTCCGCGAGGACTGTCCCTAGCATTGCATGGGCTAGTGAGAGGAGTGCTCCCCTTTGGGAGGGAGGCTGTGGCATCGGAAGCTCAAGCAAAGGAAGAAGGGCCGCAAGGCCCTTCTTTTTTGCCTATAGGAAGCCAGCTAGACTCGCAATAGAAAGCTGTCCAGTTTCTAATGACTGAACAAGAACGCGAGCGTGAGCGTTTGGCACGATGGCTGAGGAATGATCCAGAATATGATGACTGGACCTATGCCACAGAGCCCATCCCTGGTGATCATTCATGGACAAAGAAAAAGGCTCCCGAAGGAGCCAGTGATCACGATGCGTCGTCCCAGTCGGGCTGAAGCTGGATGTCGTAGTGACTATGAGGGTAAAGCTCTTCTGCAATGATGCGAGCCTTTTCTTTCGTGGGAGCAAGGATAGACAATATATTCACATTGCCATCGTTTTTGATCGTCACTTCCCAAGGCATGCAAACAGGCAGGGAAATCATTTCCTCCCTTCCATTGCTTCCCAAGTCATTGCGGCAGCGTAAGAAGTGAGGTAGGCCATGAGATCGTCGGAAGTAGGGGCTTCGCTAATCACTGCTTCATGCTCCTGCAGGTGGCGCTTGTGTGCTGCCTTGAGAGAAAAATAGAGCGTTTCAATGGAGCGACTATGGCAAGCAGGCATCACTGACATGGCCTCTTCAAGCGTGATTAGCCATTCTTCAAGGCGCTTTACGGAGAATCCCCATGCAACGTGAGGGTTGCCAAAGTTCATGACGAGCTTGCCGTCAGTAGTGAAGGCACTGGTTTCGCCAGATGATTCGGTTTTAATGCGGGAAGCCATGGAGGGAATGAGAAGGAACTTGCCTATCATCAAGGGCAGAGTGGGGCAGAGTCAAGGGGTAGAGTTATTAGTCTTGCTTATGGTCTTTGGCG